GATCTATCTGAGTTTTTCCCTGATGATAAATTGAATGAATTATTGGAACAATTGGGGGATAGCAAGAATGAAGGTATCAATGTTTTCCCTGATTATATCAACATGGATGATCAGGATGTAGAGACAACAGCAGAAAATTTTAGCTCAAATGTTAAGAGAAGTATAATTATTGATTTTCCTGCCGATGAGTATGACGAAGCTAAAAAACTATGTAACACAGCAAAGAAAAAAGGAGAAGATATTGGTGCTATTTTAGTATCTGCACTAAAAGATGTTTTACAATAGAGAACGAACCAGTAACCTGTACAAATGAAAGAACAAAAATTAATAGTAACAAAACATGACTACAAAAGAAATGATAGCCCAACAAGCCTCATTCCGAACGTAGTAGACTCAACTTTATTCCTTGATTCTATCGGTAACAAAGTTGGATTTTATCTCAGGAGTTTGCCGGATGATGTTAATGATGTTTTAGAATATTGCAACAAAGAACTAAGAAGTGACAGAGTACCTAAATCGACAATGCACAGACAATTGCCACTGGGAACTAAAAGCAAGACAGGAGCGTGGGAATATGATACTGTCGAACAGGAGTCTGTGATAATCGGATCTGTACCCGCAAAGCCTCACCAAAGAAGACCTTTTAATTCAATAAGTCAAGTTCATTTAAAAAATTCAGCGTCTGCTTTTATTAAAGGAATGATAGTATTAGCAAAGCTGTCAGAGAATCTGATTAAAGATATTATGCCAGAGCAGTATTTTATTCAGAAAAAAATAATAGAAGAAAATGTTTTAAAAAAATTTAGATTTGGAGATTTATTTACTAGCTCTATTAGCAATTATAATATAGCTGCTAATTATCATCAGGACAATAGAAATCTCAAGAACACTGTAAATGTTATTTACTCAAAAAAAGAAAATGCCAGTGGTGGAAATCTTCATGTGCCAGACTATGATTTAGTTTTTGATAGTGTTGACGGATCAATGATCTGTTATCCGGCATGGGCAAACTTACACGGAGTTACACCTATTTTACCCACCAAGAAAGGTGGATACAGGAATGGTATTGTTTTCTATCCATTAGGAGGTTTGCACAAAGAATAGATAAAAACAAAAGATTCGAGAAACTAACAGGAATTGAGCCTAAATTAATCGGGAAATTGCCAGACTAATTAATATTAATTGTGGTACAATAGTTAATAGAAATCGCCCTTCGCGGTACGTCAAATACCCAAGGGCTGTAAACCTAACATACAGGATCACAATGAATAACTTTAACAAAGAATTGGCTCTAACCTTAATTGATTCTAACACCGAGTTTCCCGTTGACCTTGATGACGCGATGCAATGGTGGGATTGTCGGACTAAGGATGGAAGTCTTACCACTCGACGGCAGTTGGTCGCAAAACTCAAGCAAAGCTTTGATCAAGGATTAGATTGGACTTTTGCACAAATTTATGAAAAAGTCCAAACAGGGCGACCCGTTGATAAAATCTATCTGACTGTGGACACATTCAAAGAAATGGGGATGATGCTACCCAATGGCAAGGGCAAAGAGATCCGCCGTTATTTTCTTGAGTGCGAGCGTGAACTTAAACAGGTCAAGACCAAAACTCAATCTATCTCAGACAAGCCAACACCCCATGAGATTTTTGATTTCGTGACAATGATCCTGAGTATCACTGAACTCGATAAAAACTTAATTGCAGCGTCCGCCGCCAATCATGTCGCTAAATATTATCCTGCACTCCGTCCCTCGGCTGAAGACTTGAAAAAGGAATTGGTCATCGAAGTTAAGGAAAAACTTCTGACACCCACCGAAATTGGAGTCATCTTAGAAAAGCGCACTGGCATCAAATACAGTGGCAGACGAATTAATCAATTGTTAGCCGAGAATGGATTGCAAACTCCTAACCCCACGGGGAAAGATCCGGCTTGGGTTCCAACTCCAGAGGGGAGTGCTTTTTCCAAACTATTACTTGCAGCGCAGAAGGGCGTTAAGGATGCGACTAGACAACATTTGCAGTGGTTTGAATCCGTTGTAGATGTTTTGGCGTAACCCGATCACTCTAACTTAAAAAACACAAAATTATGACAAGAATTGCGCCACAAGAACGGGAAATCTGGAAACACTATAAAGGTGGTTTGTATCAGATTATCAGAATAGGATTCAATGAACCATACAACGTCCCGTGCGTCATCTATAAATCGCTCCGAGATTCAAAAAATTATGCCCGTCCGGTTGATAATTTCATGGAGACGTTAGGGGATATTTGTCGGTTTGAAAAGGTTGAATCTTCGTCACCTTCTGACATTATTGAAGTCGCCGAAGGAATCTATCAAAGTATAACGGATGGAGAGCTACCGTCTCAACTTGAGGAGCCCTGGAACAAATATCAAGATAAATATGGCGACATAATGGTAGCGAGTGAAGCAGATGATTTGATCTGCGCCATCATCCGATACACACTAGAGGTGTCTAAAAACTATGATTATTAACAACAAATCCCAACCTGTAAAAACTTAAATCTGTTGTAGATGTTTTGGCAGCGTAGAAGGTTGAAATAACAAAACCCCAGGGGTTGAATCCTGGGGTTTTTGTTGTTTAGATCATGAGAATGCTAACAGTATCCATTCTTTCTCAGTTCTTGTAGCTCGTGAAACCCCCAAAACTGCTTAACGGGGATAAAACCATCCTCTGTTTCAACTCTTACTTTTTTCTCGGTTTCAATAACCTCGACAACAACTTTACCTAAAAACTTTAACCCGACTTTAATCCAGTTCGTGTCCATTTTTTGCTCCGTACAATTCGTTAATAGCCTGTTGACAATATCGCTCCGTGTTCCCTGTCCCTGAGCTACCAGGGCATCTAATTTAGCTAGTAGCTCCGGTTCTATACCAAGCGATGTTTTAATCCGCTTGACGGCTCCTATTGGTTTTCTGCCAGTGCCGTGGTAGGAGCCGCCCCGTCCGATATATGGTGATTTAGACTTCACTTAGGATTCTTTTCATGTCGTTAAACTCCTTGATGGTTTTAACCTTTTCTTCGTAAGACATGGATGACAAGCTGTTCAAATAATCTACTGCTTGCTGTTTTGTTTCAAAGTTTTGCCGTCCCAATTGTGCGCGATGACCCCAGTTGATTGGCATCTGAAGATCGTCAACCTTGATTTTTTTGATTGAGGCTAAATCCTGACTCATGCTGGCAACTACGCAATCGTTAGCATAGTGGATTCTGATCGAATCTCCGTAAAGCCCAACTCCGTAACCACTGCGATTTTTTTGAGTATTCATGGCGTTTCCTTTGTGCGTTGTGTTTTTTACCTTGATCTATTTATATCATAAGGGTTTTAGATTTGTCAAGCATTAATCTAAAATTCCCTCTGGGACTGGGTTAGACACCAAAAAACACGGGTTTGACCCCGTGCCTTTTGGTTGTTATGTGGCGATCGCCTAATTCCCTGACTCAATAGACCAACTAGAATAAGCCTCGATATCGTAGAAGCGGTCGTCTATTAAGGTTTGATCCTCAATATCCCTATAGTTTTCTGCCATGATTTCAAACATCCGAGCAAACGGGTCAATGTCTAGGGAAGTTTTGCCGTCCGTCATCAGAACGTAGGAATGGGCATCAAGCCAGTTGGCAAGTTCTGGACTAATCCATCGGGCAACCTTAACCGCCAGTAATGGATGTCCCCATGTTCCCTGCTCCCTATTGTCTGAAAATTTCCCTTTCACAACCTCTAAGAGTGATTCCTCAGATGTGAGGGAATTAGACAGGGCATCCATTTCAGCCTTTGAGGATTTCAGTCGTAACCAGTTATCAAGTCTTGTGTTGTAGGCTTTGCACATTTGAGTCAGGTTCACATACCCATCTGACTCCCGAACAGAAATCTTAATCCCTTCAAACTGAAGTGGAACAATTTTGCTATTATGATTCATAGTTGACCTGCTGTATAGGTTGGCTCACGTCCCCGAATGTTTCCGCATTGCGGGGACACTTATTATTATAACAATTTTATTAATAGAAATAGTTGATATTAAAAACCCCAGGGGTTGAATCCTGGGGTTTTTGTCGTTGGGAGTGCGATCGCTTAATCTTTTTCCTTATCTTGCCTGTCTCTCTCCCGTCGCCTTTCGGCGCACAGGCGTTTTTGTTCGCGCCGATTTTCCTTTTGCTCTGGGGTTAAGTTGGCAAGGTAGCGTTTCCGCCGTTCCCTTGCTTTCTCCGTCCCCTCGTACTTCAGATCCCGATCCTT